TCTGCCGCGCTTCGAGCCAATTCCATTTGACCGAGAGTGCTACCCGCACATTTCAAAGGACTTGTTGGCCTGCTATCCGGTCGGAGACCACCACCTTGGTATGTTGTCTTGGGATAAGGAGACCGGGGAGAACTACGACCTGAAGATCGGAGAGGCGCTTCTGGCCAAGGCCGGGGACCACTTGATCGCCACGGCGCCGCCCTGCGAGCAGGCCCTCGTCGTCTTCCTGGGCGACTTCATGCACTACGACAACATGGAGCCAGTGACGCCCACGGGCCGCAATCAATTGGACGCCGACGGCCGGTTCCCGAAGATGGTTCGCGTAGCCGTGCGCGCCATGCGCTACCTGATCGAAGCCGCCGCCGTGCGGCACGCTAAGGTCCGAGTCATCGTGGAAATAGGCAACCACGATCTATCCAGCTCCATCTTCCTGATGGAGTGCCTGAACAGCATCTACGAGAACGATCCGCGCATCGCGATTGACACGTCGCCGGCTCACTACCACTACTTCCGCTTCGGCCAAAACCTGATAGGCGTGCATCACGGCCACGGCACAAAGATGCAAAACCTGCCACTTATCATGGCGCACGATCGCAGGGAGTGGTGGGGGGAGACGTTACACCGCATGTGGTGGACCGGGCACATTCACCATAGTAAGACACAAGCCGCCGTCAGCGCCCAGGACTTCACCGGCTGCACGGTAGAGTCGTTTCGCGTACTCGGCCCGGAGGACGCTTGGGCGCACCAGAAGGGCTACCGTGCGAAGCGGAGCATGAAGTCGATCGTACTGCATCGCGAGCACGGCGAAGTTGCGCGCAACACCTTTAGCCCGAGCATGTTCTAGTCAACGCCTATCTATATGTGGACCCTGGGAGGGACTAATGGTCAAGAAGATCTACTTGGCGGGCTCTTTACGAAATCCGGACATACCCCTGATTGGGGCTAGCCTGCGAACGAATACGGGGCTGGACGTGTTCGACGATTGGCACGCGCCCGGCCCCGAGGCCGACGACCACTGGCGCCGGTACTCGGAGGCTAGAGGCCACACGTATCGGGAGGCTCTGCGAGGGCGGGCGGCGCGGCAGGTCTACGGCTTCGATAGGGAGCATATAGACTCCTCGGATGCGGGGGTACTTGTTCTGCCCGCCGGTAGAAGCTGCCACCTTGAGATTGGGTACATGGCTGGGTGCGGTAAGCCCACGTTCATCCTTATGGACCAGCCGGATAGGTGGGATGTCATGTACCTGTTCGCGACCAAGGTCTGTTTTTCTTACGAGGAGTTGGTAGGAGTTCTCAACGGATGGAAGAAGTTATGAGCGAGTACAGAGTCGTCAACCCGCGGCACTACCAGTCGCACCCGTCCGGCGTGGAGGCCATCGTCATCGCCGAGCATTTCAATTTCTGCCTCGGCAATGTCATAAAGTACATTTGGCGGGCTGGCCAGAAGGGCGGCGCACTCGAAGACTTGAAGAAAGCCCGGTGGTATCTCGGCCGGGAGATTGAGCGCCTTGAAGCTCACTGCCCTCTTGACACTGGAGCCAGGAGCGGCTAGAGTCAACGCCCCCTGGCCCCTGTAATAGAAGGAACCCATCATGGAAGGCTTTGACTGGTCCGTCCTGCTCAACACTCTCCTGCCGGCTCTCGGCGGCGCCCTCTTGACCGCCGTCGTGTTACTGTGGGGCCGCGTCCGTACCTTGGTGCGGGACTCCGAGAACAAGTGGGACGATGCTCTCCTCGACGCATTCGAGCGGGGCATCGCCAAGGCCAAGGCGGATGACACCCCGCTCCCGCCTCCTCCCGCCAACTAAATGCTGGCCACGGTTTTCAGTGGCTTATCGGCGATCGGCGGGCTCCTCGTAAAGCTCGCCGACGCTGCCTCCAAGTGGGCGGGGGTTATCTTCGCGTACAAGCTCGGCGCCAGCCGGGAAAGTCAGAAGGCGCACGAGGCGTCGGCAAAGGTGAAAGATGAGCAACTTAAGATTGCGGCTCGCTCCCCCCTGGATCGTGCTCTTCTTCTTAAGCGGATGCGCGAGCGGCGTAATTCCGAGTGACTGCCCGCCGCCCCGCGACCCGGGTGCGAGGGTCGCCGAGGAGTTGGAGGCCGTGCCCTTCGAGGGCTTCGAGGACTTCTGGCGATGGATGGCCGATGTCGAGACCTTGAACCGGCAACTCGACGCCTGCCGCTAGCCCGGTCCGGCTCTAGAGGGAGAACCGCATTTTATGGCCGACGACAGACTACCACGCCTGAGCTACGAGCTTATTGAGTACCTCGACCAGGACGTCCCTGTCCCTCCCTGGCCTGCGTCCGCTCTCGGTTGCGCCGCGATGGGCGGCGAGAACCAGCGGAAGCTGATCTTCCTCGCGGGCCAAAGGTACATGGTGGACGTGCTTGTCGGGCTCATGAACGAAGAACTGCGCGGAGAGGGCGATGAAGGTTCACCGGTTTCTCCCCCACTCCGGTTCGCGAGACTTCTATCGCCGGATGGTGGCGTTCATTCAACACCAATTTCTGAGACCGTCGAACTGGAAGGCTGAACGCCTGGCCGAGTGCTGGGTCTACACAGTCACCAAGGGAGAGTACGTCCAGGCTCTCGTCTGGGCGCACTGGATGCCCGGCGCGCCGGGGGTCCTGGAGTTCCACATCGCCGCCAGCAAGGAAGCTCGCGGCCGGTGGCTCACCCGGCGAACGGGGGACCTGCTGATGGCCGCCGTCTCGGCGACCCCCGGTTGCAGGACCCTGGCCACGCAGATTCACTCCCCACTTCACGCTAACATGTTGATGCGCTTCGGTTTCGACGTAACCGAAATGATCGCTCATCGCAGCGTCTCAAGCTGAAAGGACATACCATGGGCGACGATGGAGCTGGAAGCGGCGGCGCCGGTCCAGGAGCCGGTCCCGGTAGCGAAAATGCCGGCAAAGGGAACACGGGAGGCGCCAGCGGTACTGAAGGGTCCAGCGTCGGCGCCAGCGGTATCAGCGGCTCGGATATCGGCGGCGCGATCGGCGGTATGCTGGGTGGAATGATAGGGGGCGCGCCTGGCGCCGCGGTAGGCAGCGCACTGGGCCGCGGCATCGGCGGCGCGATCGGCGGCGACACGTCCAGTTCTTCTGGCTCATCCAACTCCACGGGCGCCAGCGGTACTGGGGGCGCTTCGAGCGGCTCTGAGGGCGGAGGCGGCTCTGAGGGCGGAGGCGGCGGCAGAGACATTGCGCGCCCACCGGAAGTCGAGCCTACCCCAGCTCCCGCGCCGGCCCCAGCGCCAGCGCCAGCGCCGGCGCGGGAGCCAGCGCCGCCTGCGATCGACCCGGACCGGGGCTCGCAGATCTCCGCGGCCAAGCGTAAGGCGCAGCAGGCTTCCGCCGGCCGACGGAGCTTCGTTATTGACCTTGGCAGCGGCGCTAGCGATCAGACCCGGACCGGCCTGACGATCGCCGGATGATCAAAGTCAGCGGGCGCTACCAAAAACTCTCGGGCGACCGCGATCAGTTCCTCAGCCGGGCGCGGCACAACGCCATGCTCTCGCATCCGTCCCTGATGCCCCTGGAGGGCAGGGATAAGACCTCGCATCTTCTTGAGCCTTATCAAGGGCTTGGCGCTCTGGCCGTATCGCACATGTCCTCGCGGATCACCGTGGCCATGCTGCCCGCTGGCCGCCCACACATGCGGCTTGACATGCCCGCCGAGTTCCTCATGGAGAACCAGGGGCAGGTCCCCGCCGATGTTAACAAAGGCTTGGCCCTTTCGGAGCGAATCGTCCAGGGCGAGGTCGAGGATAAGGACTGGCGGGACGCGACTCTGCAAAGCATTCAGCAGCTTCTTGTGGCTGGTAACGTCTGCGAGTATCAGTTTCCCGACAACTCAATCCGTTTGCATCGCCTAGACCGCTACGTGGTGCGCCGCGACTATTCCGGCCGCGTCCTTGAGGGCATTATTAAGGAGAGCCTCAGCCCGGACATGGTGCCGGAGGAAGTCACCGCCCCTCCCAGCAAGGGCGAGGACGAGCACTTCGACCTATACACTTGGATCAAGCCTATCGTTCTGGGGGAGAAGAAGCGGCCAGGGTACGAAGTCCGGCAGTATATTGACGACGAGCAAGTATCCGAGCCGATCCAATTCGAGCGCGACTTTCTGCCTTACAATTTCCTCCGGTGGACTTCCGTTCCCGGCGAGGACTACGGCCGTGCCAAGTTCGAGGAGCATGTAGCCGACTTTCGCTCGCTGGACGCCCTGGAGAAGGCGACCCTTGAGGGGGCCGCGATGGCCTCCCGGAACTTCATCTTCATCAAGCCCGGCGCTACCGGCCACGGCCTTCGCGACCGGATCACCAAGGCGGCGAACGGCGACGTGCTCGTCGGCGACCCGGAAGGGGTCGAGCTAAAATCCTTTGAGAATGCCAGCGGCTACACGCTCACGGTCCAACAGGTCCAACGCCTGGAAGAGCGGCTAGGCCGGGCTTGGCTGCTCTTAAGCGCCACGCAGCGGAACGCCGAGCGTGTCACGGCCACGGAGATCGAGCGCGATATCCAGGAGATCGAGGCCGCCCTGGGCGGGAACTTCTCGACCCTGAACGTGCAGATGATGGAGCGGCGCACTCGTCTCCTCATGAAGAACATGGAAGACGCCGGCCGGCTTCCGAATCTACTCGCGAACGGGGTGCGCCCGACCATCCTGACCGGCCTGGAGGCCCTATCCCGCGAGCGCGACGTGAACCGCGCCGCCCAGCTATCTCAACTCCTACAGGGCTTTGGCCCTGAAGCCTTGGATATCGTTAAACTGGAGGTCCCCCTGCGGGCCGCCACGATCGGCCTAGGCTTCGCGGATGCGATTCGCGGGGAGAAGGAAGTCGCGCAGCGGCAGCAGCAGCGAGCCGCGATGCAAACCGCCCAGGCTGTCGCTCCGCAAGTCGCGGGCGCGCTCGCCAAGGGCCAAACTGGAGGATAAGATGATTACGCGCGCAAAATTCCAAGTAACGGAAAAGTCTGAGAACATCGCGGGGTTTGCCGTGGTTCTCCATGCCGTGACCGGCGTGAGCGAGGCGAATACCACTTTCTTCAAGTACGCCCCGAGTGGAACTATCAGGATGTCCGTGCTCAATGAGTGGGCCGCGGACGCATTCGAGGTTGGTCGAGAATACGACGTCCACTTCACTCCCGCTTCGGAGAAATAAGATGGCGGGAGCCAAGTGGCAGACTTACGACGAGAAGCACCCGTTCGGGAAGGGAGCGATTGTGATTTCTCAGGACAACATTTCCCACGCGGAGATGCGACGGTCCGCCCGTAACCGTATCAACCACGGGCAGGGAACGCCCCAGGACTATGAGCTGGTTTCCGGGGCCGAAGCCCTGATTCAGCAGGCACTTCTAGAGAAACAGGAGGGAGACGATGACTGACCCAGTGAAGGTCGACGCCGATCCGGCCGACGTTGCCGTAACGACTACGAAGGGCAGCGAGGCCATTCAAATCGATGTCCCGCATAAGGGCAAGGAGACCCCCGGCGCCGAGGAGGCGACCCCGGAGAAATTCAGCGTCAGCCAAGCCCAGTTCGATAAGTTCTACGACCCCAAGGCTGGCGCCTACAACTGGGAAAACCATGCCAAGGAACTAGCCTGGCAGCTCACCCAGAAAGGCGACGCGCCCGCGAAGGAACAGCCGAAGGCTACGGAGGCCACGGCCCAAGCCGCCGTGAGCAAGGCCGGTCTGGACATGGAGGCTCTGGAACAAGAGCTTTCCCTAAATGGCAAGCTGAGCCCGGAGAGCTTGGACGCCCTGGCCAAGGTGGGCATCCCCGAGGAAGCCGCTACCGGCTATGCCAACTACCTGAAAGGTAAGGCCGAAGCGCACGTCAATGCGGTACAGTCGTACCTTGGCGGTAAGGATGGCCTGGCCACCCTGAAGGCGTGGGCCATCGAGAACCTCTCTGTCGCGGAGCGTACCAAGTTCGAGCAGAAGCTCGCCGATCCGGGCGAGTGGCGGGTATACGCCGACTACCTGAAGCAGCGCGCGGGCGTGCGCTCAGGCAATCCGGGCAAGGTCGTTCACGGTCAGAACGCTCAGGGCAGCTCCAACCAAGCCGAGAGCTACAAGAGCATGGCCGAGATGACAGCGGACCAGCGTAATCCGAAGTACAAAACCGATCCGGGCTTCCGGGCCAAGGTGATGGAGCGAGCGCGAGCCTCGACCTTCGCGGCCAACCCGCGCGCGCACGCCGTTTAGGAGGAACCTATGACTTTGGAGGAGGGTAAGCTACAGGTCATTCGCCCGTTCCCAACCTTCATCTGCGCCTACCAATGGCCAGACATCGAGGAGTTCAACTGGGACCTGGAGCTTGAACTCTACAAGATGCGCTCTAGGGACCCCGAAGGCATCTACCGATCGAACGCCGCCGGGACGTGGCACAGCGCCGACAAGATCCTGACCGAATGCCATGAGCCGGGTAAGAAGCTCGGCCAGATGTTCTTTCAGCTTTTCTCGGCGCTGGCGGACTGCCACGGTGGGAAGAAGGGCGGAAAATACGAAATCAGAATGGCTGCTTGGGCCATGATGTACAGTGCGGGTGGTTACGCCACTCCGCACACCCATCCGAACTGTCATTTCTCGGGCGTGTACTATGCACGCACGGGTGGCGAAGCAGAACTGAAAACAATGGCGACGGGTGTTAAGGTGCGGCCCGGAGACATCGAGTTTCTCGACCTCCGAGGCGGGCCAGGGACCCAGCAAATCCAGGGGCTCAATATGAACCCCGGTA